GAAAATGATTATTATGTTGGGGAATTCTTTAGAGGACAAACAACAATTAGTCCTGATGAAGTACTAAATGACTATTCAGGTGTATTATCTAAAGCTACTATTGAAGATAGTGGCAGTGGTGTTGGTCCAACTGGTGGATTTAATATTGGTAGACATATAAGATTTGGTAGTGGTGCAGGAACTAGACTTGTTCAACTTACATTAGATCTACGAAACGTATTTACATTAGATTTAGAAGTCATCCGAGGTAATGATAGTAACGGTGGAGAACTAGTTGACTCTACTGAAGATTTTAGAATTTTCTTTCCAGGAACTGTGTATGGTTCTAGCGTTGTTGCTGCATGGAATGATAGTAGTTTTGATACTCTTAAAACGGTAACTGTAGGTATTCCACCCGATTCTAGAAACCAGAATCAGGTAGTCTATATTTACATGCAAGATGCGAACGGTCCAACTTATGACCACTGGGGACTTAAATCAATATCCTATGGAGGAGGAACTGACGATTTTGCACGTCATCCAAATGGACACTCTAAAGTTATTGGTATGTCCTTCGATGGATATCCAATTTACGGACCTTTTGGTTATGATTCTACTGGTTCTGTAATAAAAGAAGTATCTTCTTATAGACTAAAAACTGACTTGGAGATGCCAGGTGCCAGACCTTTAGTAAGTACAACTGGTACGGTTACTTATAATTTAACCGTTAGTAGCGGATCATTCGTATTCGACGGAAGCACTGTCCCATTTGTATCTCTTGAAAGAGGGAAAACTTATATTTTCAATCAGGATGACTCTAGTAATGATGGTCAGACATTATTGATTTCTGAGGGAGTAGATGGTTGGCATGGCACGGTTCCGATTACTATTGGAGACACCAATCAGTTATATGCTGGTCAGGGTATTTCATATTACATTGATGGTTCTGAAGTTACATATTCAACGTATATAAGTTCATTTGACGCTGCATCTCAAAGAGAACTTAGATTTGAAGTTCCTGTTAATGCACCAAGACTTCTTTATCTCTTTTCTTATAGTAATTCTGGATATAACATTAGAAGTGTTCAAGACAAGTATCTTCGTGGAGATTTGGTAGAAGATTACATTTATGAAGAAAATTACGGTACTCTAGATGAATATAATGGTAAATTTTCTGTTACTCCAGAGTATCCAAATGGTACGTATGCATATTTTATGACGGAGGACTCCTCTGGGAATCCAGTATATCCTTATGTTATTGGTCCAAAATTTTATGGCACACCTATATTTGAAGGTGACTCTGTACCTGACCAAGAAACGGTTCTTCCTTTTGGAGCAAGCGGTGATATTATTATTGATAATGGTGCGGTATCTTATATTAAGATGTCTACCAATGGAGACAATTATTTTGGTGCTGCAAATGCAAGAATACTCGGTGGTGAAGGAACAGGAGCAACTGGTTCTGCAGTAGTTCAAACTGTTACAGGTCTTGCTCTTACAGGTGCTGGTAGACAGTATGCTACTCCACCTACCGTTATTTTTGAAGGTGGTGGTGGACAAGGTGCTCAAGGAAGAGCGGGAATTGATACACTAGGTAAAATTACTTCTATTTCGGTCTCAGATCCAGGAGAATTTTATCAACAACCTCCGTTCATTCTTATTAGTGGTGGTGGCGGTCTTGGTGCAGAAGCAGTTGCTAGAATCCAACAAGGTTCTGTTGTTGGTATTGATGTTACTAATCCTGGTGAAGGATATACAAGTCAACCAAATATTATCTTTACTAAACTTGTAAATTTAAAGCGCAGGACAAGATCCAGACAGGCATTTAATTCCTCAGAAATTTATCTAACTGGACTGATAAAAAATGTTACTGCATCAGATAGTGAAATCTATGTTGATTCTACTGATGCATTTCCTGGTTCTGGTGAAATTATTCTTGGTACTGAAACCATTGCATATACATCAAAATCCACCAGTAAATTCTCTGGACTAACTAGAGGTGTAAACTTTAATTATGACCAAAGAGTTATTCTTGACTCAGGTCAAGATGTCAATGGAATATCAACATACAAATTTAATGTTGGTGATAGAGTTATCCGTAGAGTTGAAAATGCTAGCAGTAAAATTGCTAAAGTTTATGACTGGAATCCTAGTACCAAGGAACTCTTAGTTACATTTGAAGTTGATGAATTAGCATTTATTGATGGTGGTATTCCTTCTACAGAAGATGCCATTGTTCAATTTGATGCTGGTGTTGCATCTACTGCTCCATCAGGATTCCTACCACACGTTGTACTAAATTCTATTGGTGATAATATTTTCCTTCTTACAGATCCACCATCTCTTCTTACAGATAAAACCTTTGAAGATGATGATGAATTAGATGGTGCTGGAAATGGTATTATTGATTTGGTAAATACTGGAACTGGATATGAAAATCAAATCAATTTAGATGGTGGTATTTATTCATCACTATATGGTATTGAAGAAACTATCGGTGGGCAGAACACAACCCTATTCCAAGTTGGTGACAGTATTAAGGATGGTAGCATCCCATTCAGATATGCTAATATTGGAGCTGCAGGAACGTTAAGTGATGGTGTTGAACATAATTCTGTAATTTATCTATATCTTGATGCTAACTTTGGAAATGGTCAAAATTATAGTGTTAATGAAATTATTACTGGTTCAGTTTCTGGTGTACGAGGAACTGTAGTCAGTTGGGATCCATCATCACAATTACTGGTTGTTAATAGCATTGTGCCTTTCAACACTGGTGATGTCAATGTTGGTATTGCTGGATTGTTATATGAATTCTCTCATAATTCAACAGTTGTTGACTTTATAATCCAGAGTCCTGGAACAAACTATAGTGCCGTACCAACAGTCACTATTGAGGATACTGGAGATATTGCTTGCACAGCAACTGCAACTATGACTACTGCTGGTGACCAAATTGCTTCATTGACAATTACTAATGGTGGATATGGAATTCAGCAAACTGTTGATGGTTCATATAATTTACATCCAACAGTAACATTCACTAATGATGGAAGTGATACTACAGGTTCTGGTGCTGTAGCACAAGCAATCATTGGCGGTGAAACTATCAATGGTAATGGTGGTGCATCATATAGAATTAAGCGAATCGAGTACCAGACAGTTATCCGTTCGTAACCAACATAAATAAACAAGAGGACAATAGTCTCATACCAAATGGCAGCTCTACTTACTGATCAATTTAGAATTTTTTCTGCGAAAAAATTTATCAAATCATTGGAAGGACCAAATCCTAACGATAGTGATGATATTGCAGGAATTTCTCGCGACCGTTTATATTTGTTCATTGGGAGACCTCAACCCTGGGACAATGAGAACTCACCACCTCAAGCGGTAGACTCTTTCGGAGAGTTTTCTGCTTCATATGATGATATGGTTTCATTGAAGAGAGTTCTCGCTGCGGATACCGTTCAAGTTGTTCGTAGAATTGACTGGGTTTCTCCAGAACAAACTACTGGTGGATTAGGTTTCACCTACGACATGTATCGTCATGATTATTCCCCTAGTAAAACCGCTGCCTCTGGTGCTACTAAATTATATGATTCTGACTTTTATGTTGTAAATTCACAATATCAAGTATATAAAGTAATTTACAATGGTACTTCTCCTTCTGATCCAAACGGGAAGCCTTCTACTGTTGAACCTACTGGTACTTCAACTTCCATTATCACAACTGGTGATGGTTATCGTTGGAAGTATATGTATACGATTCCTGTTGCGTCGGTCTTGAAATTCTTTTCTAATGACTATATGCCAGTCTTTACCAATGATGCGGTGAAGACTAATGCAGTATCTGGTGAAATCGATACTGTTGTCATTAACGCTGCTGGTGCTGGTTACAACAATGGTACATATGATAACGTTGCCATCAATGGAGATGGTACTGGTGGTCGTGTTTCCATTGTTGTTGATGGTGGTAAAATTATTTCTGCTACCGTAACTTCTGGTGGTACTGGTTATACTTTTGGTAAAATCAGTGTTGATAATATTACTGGTATTGGTACAGGAACTAGTGCTCAAGTTGATGTCATCATTCCTCCTCCTGGTGGGCATGGTGCTGATGCGGTTGTTGAAACTGGTGCTTTCCGTGTGATGGTTAATGCCAAACTTTCTTATGATGAAGGTGCGGGTGACTTCCCGATTGATAACGACTATCGTCGTATTGGTTTAATTACCAATCCTTTAAAGTTTGGTACGGCAGAACTCATCTCTGATTTGACAGTTTCTGCTACAAAAGCAGTTATTTTTCCACCATCATTTCAAGGTAACTATGTTCCCGATGAAATTGTTACTCAAACAAGAGTTGTTGGTGGCACAAACGTTACTGCTCGTGGTCGTGTTATTTCTTGGAATGCTACTACCAAGGTTCTGAAATATTATCAGAATGCTACAGATGGTATTTTCCCAGAAGTTAC